CCGCCTCTCTACTGATAACCGCTTCCCGTCAAATGATATCTTGTCTCCAATTTCAGCAATCTGACCATTGACCCTCACCCCTTTCAGTTTCTCAGCTCCATCAGCCAGATAATATATAAACTTCACGCTCCCATAATTAATGCGGGCAGCCAGCCAATCAGGAGCCAGCATGTCCGCATTCTCAGTTATCCTGTATTCATATTTCGTAATGCCACCTCCTAAAAATGGGTATAAAAATACCACCGGCCATTTCTGACTGGTGGTACCTATTCTGCAATCTCTGCTAAATGCTTCTTAGTCTTTATTGCCTTTTCTAAATCATGTATATAATCTTTATATCCTGACTGATCGTACTCTACGGATGTTTCCCCATCAGGATTATATCCAAATAGGCTTTTGTATTCAGCGCGAAGTTCTTTTAAGCGATCGGTATCTTTACCATACCACATTACTTTATCACTCTCCTTATACGTTCGTCCATTTCTTTTGATGTTTCTGGGAATAATGTGTTAAACAAATCTAATACCTTCTCATCTTGATTATATATCATTCTGCCATATTGCGCAAACGCTTCTTTTTCGAGAGCTAGCTTTCTATCCCAGTATCCTGGCTCTCTATGCCCCCACCCCAAAAAGATACTTCCTTTGCTACATCCATGTATTATATCCGATATTCCCCTATACTCCATCCTCATTTCAAAATCCGTTGTACCGGTTTTAAAAGAATCAGGAAATCTTTCTTTTAACATTTCTTCAATAGATTTCCCATACCCTTTTGACATATTTTGTAACCTGCGGAAGTCTTGTGATATTGAACGGGAAAAGGCTCCATTCTCTGTCAATCCATAAGTATCATCTATTTCATGGAATAATTCATGTGCCACAGAATCTGATTTTGCATATTTTGACAAATATACCGTATTTTCTTTTGATGAGTATCTTGTTTTACTTCCCTTAGCACGTTTTATCGTTACCCTCTCAAGAGATTGTTCAAGTAGAAGCTTTACATCCATACTTTTCATTTTTGATAATCCAGCTTCAAACTCTTTTCGCTGCTTCGATATTCCCGAAATTTTCTCGAAGATAGCTCTTCCACCATCGGACTCATCCTCCTTTTTCTTTTTCAACCGGTTCCACTCTTCCGTAGTTCCACCCTTACTCAGATAGTCCAACCATGCCTCATAGTCTTCGCTATCCTCGTAAGCACTGGTACTGCATTTGCATCGCGGATGCATCGGCGGAGCATTTGTTCCAGACATCATCTTTTTTAATTTGAAGTGTTTTCCATCCAGAGCCCGGCAAATCGGGCATACAGTTCCTAGCGCAAGGAAGGTATACTCCTCGAAGCCATTCCGCTCAAAGGACTGCTTCTGCGCTTCCGTCTGCACCCTCGCCAGCTCCGTGATCATCAATCGCTCTGCGTTACTCTGGCTGACTCCGAAGCGCTTCCGGAGATGCGTTGCCAACCGTCTCGGATTCTGCCCCTGGATCAGGCCAGTCTGCAGTAGGCTGGACAACTCATTTTTAAGCATGTCCTGATACATCCAAATCCGGTCTGAATACGTGGCGTTGTGGAAAGATGCGTTCACAATAGCATTGGCGGCCTTCGCATTATTCTGGATCGTCTTCCCGAGAATACCGGCCTGCCGCTCAAACTCTGATATCGTCCGCTCGGTCAGAATCTCTTCGTAATACTTCTGAAGCTCATCGAATCCGGCTACCATCTCCAGCCCGATCTGTGCTTTTAGAAGCTCCAGCCGGTTCACCTTCATGGTCATGTTGTACAGCCGCATCTCTTCATTTGCCTGCTGGGAGAAATTCTTCTCCTTCACATACTTGGCAGCCTTGCGTCCCAGTGCCTCGATATCAGCTTTAGCAGCACGCTTCCTGGCCTCTGCAATGGTGATGCCTTCCTTCTTCGCATACTTTCCGTAAAATCCGTTGATCTCCTTCTCGATCTCGTCGATCATGTTTTTGTAAATCTCCCGGATATGTTTCTGGTATTCAGCTTCATCCCGGATATTATGCTTCCTCTGCTCTGCCTCCCGGTTCTTCCAGTACGTCGCGCTGTCCATCTGCCGCACCTCCAAACATCTGCCTCATGACAATGTCATTTTGAGACTCTTCTTTCTCCTTCTGGATTCTCTCCATTTCTGCCTTGATGTCCTCTATGAATGACGCCAGGCTCATCAAAGTCTCCTGACTGATCTCCATGCCAGCATCCACCAACGCTTTCAGCTCTTCAAGGATGGCCTTCGGAAGGTTGGGTGTAAATGTAATTGTCAGGTTCCCTAGATCCGTATTATCTGCCTCATTCACAAAGTTCTTGATGTTCATGAGGAGCCGGTATCGTCGCATGAGCCCCTTCTTGAACCCACGCTGTCCTGACTTCGCAATCTGCTGGAACCCGAACAGCTTATACTTCATTGCCTCGCCAGACTGCGTACCAGCAAACGCCTCGTCTGTCAGATCCGGCACCATAGATATCTTGTGGATATCCTTCTGCAGCCGGTCTTTATATGCCTCTGAACCGTTGACATCGTACTGCTTGTACACGTATTTGGCATCCGTCTGTTCTCTGCTCCCGTCCGGGTTGGTCCCTGAAGACAAAAGCAGCAGATTGGCCTTCTTCATTTCCACTAATTCTTTAACCGTATATTTCTGCAAATTCAGGTCACCTGAGATCACCAGCGTTGCCTCATTCAGGTCTGTCATATAATTTGCTGTGTCAGACTGCGCTGCATCATAAGCGTCAATCTGCGGGATTACGTCTTCATAGCCACCCATCCGGTATCTGTCCGGAGCATACTCTGTGACAGGAACTTCTCCCCATTCATGGGGCTCCCTGTGCTCTTCTTCCAGCTTTAGTGCCGCCATTTCGCAGGTTTTATATGATATGACTTCTGTATCCGTATAAACATAGACCCTGACTCTTTCCTGCGTACCGATCCGATACCTCGGATACCGGACCGCAAACAGTGGTGTCCGCTCCACGTCCGTCCCATAGCAGACAAATGTCTCGAACACGTTACTGAGCGCAGATATGGCCTGATCCTTTTCATTCTGGTACTGCAACTCATAGGCCCGGCCATATTTCTTCATATCTCTCCAGAGCTCACTGTCCAAAGCTTCAATATCGTTTGCATCATCATATTCTTTGATAATCTCGTTCACCTGGTCAATGTCACTAACCTTCTTAATCGGGACACCTGTGTTGTATCCCACATCAAACACATTAATAACCTTGGCAAAATTATGGGCTACCCTATGATCAGCCCGTTCTTTTTCTGCCCTTCGGCTTTCATCATCGTAGATTCCGTCATTCCGAGCTTTCATGTAATTGTCCAAAGCTGCCAGTCTTGGGCATTGCACGGTATAATGATTCATAATCATTTCGATCAGTTTCCCAGTATCCCCCAAGATTTCTTCTGCGCTGTCTGCCCGGTAAGAATAATTGGTCTCCGGCCCATAGAGCTGCTGGAAGCTCTTATGCACGTGATACGGGCCGTCCATTCCATGTTCAAATTCATTTACTTTCAGCATCTCTTCCGCCATAGTTACAACATTCCTTTCAATCTCCTGGCCTGCTCCATCCGGCTCTGGCCAGGCTGTTCTATCTTGTTTACTGTCATGTCTGAATAAATTCCATACCGGATCGCACAGAGAACGTCATCATTCTCTTTCAGCGGTTCCCCGGTATTCTTCTTCCAGATATATTTGTATATCTCATCCCGGAACCTCGGGCACTGAGAATACACAATAAAAAACTGCCGGTTCGTCATCAATGTGGCCACCGCCTCAATCCCGGACAGCACCCTATTGTTCCCCAGAAAAGCATTGATCCCTGCCTCCTGGAAGGATGCCACATGCTCCGGCCTGGCCGGATCGCAATAAAAAGGGATATTACCATACCGTCTGATAATATCCTTTGCTACAGCTATCCAGCTGTTGATATGTTTATGCTGTGCTGCATGTTCCTCGATGACATAGTAGCTGCCGGCTTTTACGCCGATTACTACAATGGCACCCCAGTGTTCCCAGCCCCAGTCTACGCCGGCCAGTACACGTTCAAATATCAAGCCCCGTGCCTGCTCCGGCGTGATCACATGCACATTCTGGTCAAAATCCGGATAGACAACGCCTTCTCCGGATACCCAGAGACCTTTAATACCACGGTCAGAGAACATTCCCTTCGGAGTAGTCTCAATGATATTTTTGATATATCTCTGATCCAGGAAGGTATTATCCTGCAAAGCAAAATGGAAGCTTAAGATTCCCTCTGCAGGAGACTTGATATAATCCTTTAGCAGCCAGTGCTCCGGATGATCCGGGTTCGTATCGGCAATGATCCGGGCTCCTGGTCCGCTGCACCTGGCCTTGATCTCATCGAATACCTCCTGGTTGGCCAATGATGCCTCGTTGATATATGCACCAAAGGCTGTCATACCTCGGATCCGGCCAAGTCCGCTGATGTTCCCGTGGGAAGTCTGCACTACCTTTACCCCGAACAAGGTGAAGTTGTTGAAACGGTCAAACTTGAACTCAAAGCCATATTTATTCGACAGCTCCGTGAGGATATTGTCCTGGATATTTCCCATCGAATACCCGGCCAGGATGTACTGTGGAGTATCAATCCCCAGCTTGTTCGCAATCCCCCGGACTCTCATCAGCTCCTGCAGGAAGATATCATTGTCCAGCTGCGTCTTTCCGGAACGCTTCGCTCCGTGGTTGATCAGCATAAACCAGTCTGTATTCCGGCAGGCTTTCAGGATCTCAATCTGTTTCGGTGTGTAGATGCTATTCAGATTCATCTAACGCACCCCCGATCGCATCAAAGAGTTTCTTGACCTTATCTTCAATCGGATTCTGATCGGCGCCCTGGATCTGCTCCGTCTTCGCTTTTAACTGCCTAATCCGGGCTTTCTGCTCCTTCGTGGCCAGATCCCAGTTCTTATGCAGCAACTCTTCATACTGCTTAATCATGGTGGTCAGCTCTTTCTGAGCCTTAGCCTGTGCCTGCAGGAAGGATGCCTGCTTATCCCAGGCCTGTTGTACTTCCCATTTCTCGGATATTATATTCCCCTTACTGTCTCCGACCTTTTCGATGGTCTTATCGTCTTGATCCCTTACATGCATGATCTGCTGAGCCCTCATAATGGCTGTGTATGCCAGCTTGATCTGATCCCACAACAGATCCAATGGATCAACTGAATCCAGGGAATAAAAAATCTCCCTAGTATCCTCTGGAAGATACCGGGAGAATAGTCCGTGCTTCACGGCATTCTGGTTTCCTTTCGGCGCGCCATGCCCGACAGCATTCTTATTGCCCTTCGGAGCGCCGGGTTTTCTTTTCGCAACGTTGCGATTATTCTTTTGCAACGTTGCAGTAGATTTCCCATCAAAATTATATCTATTTTTCCAACTTCTTACAGTACCCTCGGATATATTTAGTTGACTTGCAATCTCGACTAACTTCATACCCTGCTTATACATTTCTTCAGCTTTGTAAGAGTCCGGACTTCTCTGTTTCGGCAATCACCTCACCTCTGTTTCCGAATTTTATGCATTAGAAAAGCACCCCGGAGGGTGCTTAAATTTCAATTTGTCAAAACTCTAAAACTGTCAATTCGTTTTATCCTCCATATTTTACTACTCATATCAAGATTTCCTTTAATTTCTACTTCTCGCTCATCTCTAAATGCGTCGCAAGCTTCTTTGTGCGATTCTTCATCTAACTCTGCTTTAACGACTCTATATTGCCCATCTAAAAAAGAAATTATTGATATTTTTCGTTCATATTTAACTTCACCTATTTTCTTTTTATCTAATGATTTAATAATCCCTCTTATAGTAGTATTTTGATTCATCTCTTTATCACGATATCTTTTAGATATTTCATTCATAACATAAAAATGATTACCGCGAATATTAACACTACTTATGTCATTAGTAGTGTGACTAATTGAAGAAGCGTAACGAATAGTGGTTTCCACTTCAACATCTGAATTCTCAGGCTTTAATTTCATAAGTGCATCGCAAATATTTGCAGTTACTCCTGATTCATATGCATTAGATAAAACCTCGTCCATTTCTGAATCGCCTTTTGTAATATCATCTATTTGTTGAATGGCCTTCCCTATTCGTTTTACAATTTTATGTTCAAATGAGTAGTCTGAAACAATACCAGGTAAAGGTAACTGTTCATTTTCTTCATCAACAACTTTAATATCGATATTAATCACAAAACTTCCAACTTCTGTTTGAGCCAATCGAAAATTATCTAATATTTGTTTTGCATTATTAGTTGTTCTCAAACATACTGCCTCAGGATTCCCTTCTGCGCAAGCTGAATAAAGAATTAAATCTTTTAAGCCTTCAATACAATTTGAAGCATACCCTAATGGAAGTTCTCCTTCTTCAGATATCTCTGATTTTATTCTGAATTGAAGTAAATCATAGTATGACGCCATTATTTCCTTTACTATCTCTGCGAAAGATTTATGGTAAATTTCAGATAAGGCATCTACAACATCTACAAGTTTTATATAAAAATCTCTATACTTTTCACTCGCTGGTATTACTAAGGATTCCTCATTCCATTCAAAAACCATCAATTTATTGTTTTTAAAACTATAATCTCTTCTCCAATCATTTAAAAGGAGATACTTTTCGATAGCTGAAGCTGTTATATTTGAAATAATTTTCAATTTATTCATAAGTCCGCACCCCCTTTAACCAAACTCATTAGTCGGATTAATTCCTCCGAAGTAAATCTTTGTTCTTCCGGAAATTTAATGCGTACTTTTTTCTTATTATTTACATCAGGTAGTCCCCTTAGCGAACACCAATAAGCACATTTTCGTAATTTTAATTCATCATTTAACACATCTACCCATTCATCTTTTTCTCTTGGTAAACAATATAATATTAAAATTCTTGGTGTGCCAATTTCAGTTTCAATTAAATCTTTATAATTCTTTATTTCCAAATCATATAGTATTATACCATTTTTTATTTTTGCATTCACTGTAGCTTTTAGCTGAAAATCAATGGAATATCCAGACTCAGCATATCTCTTTCTTGTATTACTATATTTTATATCATTTATGCTTCCATCTATTCCATAATCTCTGCGCCTTTGTTCGCATCCCATACCAGCATAAGCAGAGATAGCCTGCGTATATGCGAAGCTTAATTCCTCCTTTATATGCCCATCAGTCACGTTACAATCTACCTCATTTCTCTTACACTGAAAACCTACTTCCATGATATTCCAAATTCCGACAGATTTCAACAGAAAAGACGCCCTGCCGAAGCAAGGCGCCCTCTATGGGTTGTATATTTTATGAGGAGGAAAAAGTGAAAAAGATATGTCTGTTCACTTTCTGCAGTATAATCATAGCACATCCAAATTATTAATGTGATTAATCTTTTACTGACTTCTTTATGATCTGTGCTATCCTCCCTTGCGTATACCCCGTCATCTCCGCTGCATCTCTCTGGCTCATGTCCTCCAGGTAGACCATTTCCAGGATATTCCTTTCCATCCCATCTGGAAGGCCGGAAATAAACTCCTCTACCTTCCGGATTTCTGACATCAGCTCTTGCTGCCTCGTCTCTTTCTCCCGGATCCGCTCCTTAATGGCAGTGGCAGCTTTTGGCTCTGCCATGCGGACAGTCATGTGCTCCTCTATGTAGGGGAAATCATCACCGGACTTTGTCACCTTCCCAGAGACCTCCGGCACATTCTCCAGCTGATCGTTCAGCCTGTCCAGCTGCCGGTCTATCAGCGCAAGTTCCCTCTTATTTAGTTTATACCTGTTCAATAGTTCCCTGTTCACCGCTTCATCTCCCTGCTGACTCTTTCCTTTATCGCCCTTATGATCATTTCCCCGTCCAGGTCGGAATATAACCCCATGTCCCTACGGAAAAACCGTTCGCACTCCTCTTTCCCACGCAGCGCCATTTCATCGTACGGATGGTTCCACAGCCTGCGGAGCGCCCTCCGGTAGTCAGTGACCGCCTGCTCCACAACGCCTGCCGCCAGACGCTCGTACCCTTCCGGGCTCCAATTATCTTCCATCGGTATCATCCTCCCCTATGCCATACTTCTCTGCCAGGTACTCAAACACGGACTTGTTGTCCTCTTCCAGGATGTCAGCCGGGACCGGATCCGAACCCCGGAGCTCCCCGGACTGGATCCCGTCCATCAGCCTGTCGATCAGGTCACGCACTGTCATCGCCGTGCCTCCATCTGCCGGCCCTGTTCCCGGATCATGCCTCTGGCCTGGTAGGCAGGACGCCGGAAGCGCTCCTTGGCCTTCTGGGAAGCCGGGGTCTCTTCCAACTCGTTATAATGTCTCTGCTGATCGGCTTTCATTTCCTTCCTGTCTCTGCGTTCTTTCACTGCAGCACCTCCTCGTTCAAATGCAATATCGCATAATTCTTTCCGTCTGTACCTTTCCAGAGTTCAACATTGCCCTCATACTGGAAGACCGTCTCGCCGTTGTCCCGAATCACGGTCAGGAGCATGTCATCTCCATCCTCTACCGTGTTAATCACCAGGGGCTCCGGATCCGGTGCAGTTGTTTGTTCTGGCTCAGCAGCTGACCATCCGATCACCGCAGCACACACAATCACGATCATGGCTAGCAATCCAGCAAATACCTTGTGCATATTATTCTTTTTCATCGCTACTCCTTTCCGGGCGGTATGGCTCTGGAATAGGACTCCAGGCGATAACCATATCGGTAATATCTTCGAAATCAATTTTTCCTACCTCTCCTGTGTAAAAGATAGGTTTCTTGACTATTCCCATCAGATCCGAGAAGTTTGCTATAATTCTTTTTGCCCACAAGTATCCTGCCGACGGGACGATTGTTACCAAGTATTCTCCATATTCTTCAGGCAGCCGCTCCTCCACCGGAACCCAGCCGTCATTCATGTGGGCATCCTTGCCCTTACCAGACATGTGCTTGCGAATGATTTCTTCCACATCGTTTAATAAAACAACCTCTTCAACAAACCTTCCATCTTGAGGATGAATATAATGTTCTTTAGATGTCGCAACCATAATAGAACTCTCTTTCATCTCTTCCAGGATCTTCTCTAGTTTCTGCATGAATGACTTTTCCTCCTATCTTCCAAAAAAACCTCTAATTGTTTCGAGCATTGAGGGCATAGGTCAATTGAATTCATGCATATATCCTGTTTATCAATTGTTTTTATCCATGCTATGTCGTTGTCTCTATGATCTTTTGGATCATAAAAATTCCCGCAAACATCGCACTTATTAGCTTTTGCCATTTTCTCACCTCCACTAAATCCTAATTTTCTTCATCCACCAGCAAGTCAAATAACCCTGCAAGTTTGCACTCATCACAGATTTGATCCATCTCATCCTGTGACCTGCACCGTCCTGGATACTTGCAATACTCATCACAGCAGATCTGTGGGATGCGACCCATGTCCTCAATCCTGGACAGTTTCTCCATTGCCTGGGGAAGCAGCTGCCGATCTTTGACAACTGCTTTCCCGGCATGATATTCTGTGTATCTCATATCAATCATTCCTCCTGATCTTCAACTCCAGCCCTATATCCTCCCGTAGATCGTCAATGATCTCCTTCCACGTTACATAATCATCCATCAGGCACTCCGCCTTCAGGTTTAACCGGTTTATGAACCGGCTGATCCGTTTCTTTCCGAACTCGAATTCATCCCGAAGCGTTGCGGCGCTCAAGATTGTGATTGTATCAATCGTCATCTCCTTGATCTTTACGCTTGCCTGGTCAAGTTCTTTCTTCGCCAGCGCCGTATGTATCCCGGTAAGATTCCGGAAATGTATTTCCTTCTCCAGTGCCTCCACTCCATCTTCCTTGACGATTTTCAGCGCCAGGAGAAGCCCGTCATCCCGGCCGGCCATATATTCACTCATTTTCTTTCCCATTGTTCTTTACCTGTTTATTAGAAGCCCGGTATACCCTTGCCCCGGCCGGAGGCTGGCTCCTTTCATATAATCTTCATCATCTGTGCCCGGTGCTCCGCCGCTTCTCTTCGTCCAGCGTTCACACCGGCTTCATTAATTCTCGTACATACCCGGATCCAGTTCAGACGGAACCGCTCAAACTCTTCCAGGGTTCCGAAATACTTCTGGATCAATTCTGTTGTGATCATTGTCCTCCTCTTTCTACCAGCCGGCTTTCCAGATCAGCCATATCATAAGACCGCTCCTGAAAGTTACTGAACTTACTTCCCTTCTGTCTGGTGTCTTTTTTCTCCTGGTTCTTCTTTCCGGATTTCTCCTTCGATTTATAGAAACTCTTCCATCCGCCTGCTGTCGCCTTCTTTATGATCGCCAGCTGCTCCGCCGGATCATTAGACAAGGAAAGAAGGTCTTCCCGGAGGGCCTGCACCTGTTCCGGGATGATCTCACCGAAGTTATGTTCTCTCACGGACAAGTACAGCTGGAAAGCCCGTTCCAGTTCCGGTGGCTGGAAGGCAGTATTATATATATTTTCTTTTTCTTTTATTTTTGTGGTACTTTCTTCTGGATTATTTTGAATTTCTTCCGAATTAATTCTTTTTTCTTCGGAAGGAATAGCATTTTTAGGTGAATTTAATAAAGGCTCCTCATCCCCGGCTGTTCCGAGGAGCCAATACTTGTCTGTATAAAGCTGTCTTTTCATGCGCTTTACTGCTATCTCGTAATAGCGACGCTGAATTCCAACAGAGGTGATGATGTTTTCCGTCATGAGGTCATCATTAAGGAGACCTATCTCAGAGCAGAAGTGCACCACTTGCACGACAGTTTTCTTGCTCTTCACCCACTTGTTCCCGATCATCTTAATGATCATCATTGATAGCTTATCCAAGGGGATCTCTGCGTAGTATCCGTGCTTATATACGATACATAGTATACAGTCATACACGGTCACACCCAGTGGACCATATCGGTCCAGTAAATCGAAGATCTTATCATCTTCGTAAAAATCTATCATTTTCGGAAAGTAGACCAGACCTTTTTTATTGGGAGCGCCACGTCCCATCTGGATCACCTACCTTCCGCTGCTGTATTCCTCTACTGTAATATCAAGCCCTTCCATAGCGGAATAGGCTTTCTTTGCCGACACCAGGATAACCTGTGTGTCATCGTGATAGGCCACGCCATTCAGGGCATCCGCCACCACCTTCACGATATTATCCATGTCCGGCTTCTTCAGCGGAAGGAGCTCTCCCTCCAGCATCTGCTTCTGTTTCTTCTTCGATACACTCTTCGGAGGCAGGAACCTTGCCACGATCCGCAGCGTGACCGGCGTCCCCCTCTCCATATAAAACCCGTCCGCATGGTTCAGGAACTGGTCTTTGATCAGATTCTCATATAGGACTGTATTGCCCGGGGTATGGGATACATGCTTCTTTGATGCTGGATTGTAATACGTCCGTGCCCTGGCTTTCCCCTGGGGCTTCCCCGGAACCTGGAATGTCACTGACCGCATCATTTCCTCCTTTCCGCCCGTACCGGCATCATCGCCAGCACGGGCTTTCCTGCTGTGTTATCTAGTTACGTGTGATACATGAACCAAAAGGAAATGTCTTAAGTATTAGTTATTAAAAAACTCATCCTCTACGTCTGAACCAGCCTTCTCTTCCGGCTGCTCTGCCGGAACTTCGTTCAACTCCTGGTCAGATACCACCGTATCCTCTGCTTCCGGCTCGTTTTCTACAAATTCAGCGCTACCGTCTTCATGAATCACGGCCATATCTTTGTCAACCGCAGTCTGCAGGTCGATGCTCATGATCCCCCACTTGCTGATCAGCTGACGGAGCATGGTCTTCATCGCCATGCCATCAAAATCTTTGAACCAGAACGAAGAATACTTCCACATGTCTTTCTCCGGGATCTTCCCCTGCTCCAGAAGCTCCAGGGACTTTGCTCCGCCATTTCGTTTGAACGCCTGGGAATACTTCTCCGCATGGGCCAGCATCTTCTTTTTTGACCAGTACATAGTCTTCCGAAATCCGTTCTCATACTCAAACATGGCGTAATAACCCATAGCCGGGGTCTCCTCACGGATTACATCGTCCTCGATCAGCTCCACTTCGATCTCCTCATTCAACGGATCGTACTGGATCAGTTCACCTTCCTTGATTGCCAGCACATTCAGCTTTTTATAGTATCCGGACCGTTCGGCCAACTGAATATAGCCTTTGTATCCCAGCTGGAACTGCGCTTCCTTGACTCCCTTCTTCTTGTTATCAAACGGGACCATATAAAACTGCCCCAGATGTGGGGAAGGTGAAAGGTTCAATGCCTCCCCGAGAAGTGCCGCAGATAAAATACTAGGATTCGTACATTCCTGCAGCGCCGGGGTAACCTGAACCGCTGAAACGATGGAAGAAATGAATCTTGTCCCGTTCTTCCCTCCTACAACACTGTTGATCTGTTTCTTGACAGCATCCTGCGTCAGATACGCTGTAAGACCTGTCTTCGCCTGCCTGGCTGCCAGGCTGTTCTGTACTGCCATAATTTATTCCACCTTTCCAAATTTCAAATGATTATCTTTCATGTAGTTCCGAAGCGCCAGAAGCTGCTCCCTGGTACCCCATACACGGAAATCCAGACGCACAATCTTCTCTGGCTGCTCTATAGGTTCCTCTCTTTCTTCAACGGCTTCAGGCTGCTTTTCTTCCTGCTGGTTCACGGATGCCTTTTCTGCCTCTTCCTCTTGTTTTCTGGCCTTCTCTTCCTCAGCCTTACGCCGCTGCTCTTCTTCATAGGCTGCCTTCTTTTTCTGGATTTCTGAAAGCCTCTGCCCCTCCTGGATTGCCTGTGTCAGATCCAGAGTCTTCTTGTAGATCTCCATAGCCTCAAAGCTGAACTCCGGAAGGTTGCGGATTGTCATAATGCCATTTCCGATCTCATACATCCGGCTTTTCATCTGCTCTTCAATCCTACTCATAGGAACAGAAGCATTTAGCCATTTCTCATCAAAAACCATATCCAGCGTTACAAAGTTCTGGAACCCGATACTTCCAAACAGCTCTTCGATTCCCTTACGCTTTTCCTGACGCTTCTGCTCTTCCACTTCCTTAATCTGTGCATCGATCAGACGGATCGGCTCCTCGATCAAAGCGATCAATTCCTTCACCTGTGCTTCAAACCGCTCATAGGGCGCCATGCACTGTCTTTTAATCCGTTTCCGTTCATCCTCAAAAGCATTTTTCAGCTTGTTCAGATTTGCCCGGTCCTTCTTCGCTTCTTTTATCGTCTCTTCTGTAAAAACAAGATTTTTATAATCTTGCATTTTCTCGGAGATCTCTGCTTTCAGTTCTTCATTGTTCCACTGGATCTCCTTGACAAATCCCCCTTCCTGGGGACTGATGATCTTTAATTCCATAGGTTCCTCCTTCTCTTCTTTATATTTCAGGGAGTATGAGAGGCGGCTTCCTTCCACTCTCCACATAAGCCCAGAACTTCTTTTCTTCTTCCAGAAGCATGTCCAGGTCGTCCCGGACCTCCTCCCGTTCAATAAAATAATGTTTCACCGTGGTCCGTTTATCCCGGCCCCACTCACTGACCAGGTGTGCTCGAAGGACCACGAACTCATATCCTGTCACAAGAAGATAATGCAGTACCTGTATGTAGTAGTTGTCCGGGATACGGTCCTTCCACTTCTCATACTGCATAGACTGCAGGATGTTCGTAGTCTTGATCTCCAGAATCCCCCTGCGACCTTCCTGATCAGTCAATTCACCGTCCAGGGATGCCTGCATAAACGGATGGGACAGGCTCTGCAGAATCCGGAACTCATGATGCTCCACTTGGTATTCCGGATAATCAAGCCGGAACAGTTCCCGGATATATTCCTCCGCCTTTTTCCCGTAAATCACATAAGGCTTCTCAGAAATATCTTCCGGGACTCTCCTGCCTGTTTTCTCCTCAAAGAGCTCTATGTTCGTTTTGTATGGGTTCATTCCCACTACTGCACTTGCATCACTGCCGCCGATGCCATTCAGCCGGCCAGAAAGCCACTCCTGCTCATTATGAAAATCATAGATTCTATATGCTGCTTCCATGACTTCCTCCTTAATTCACTACAAAGCCCAGCCCCAGCCTGCCGGCTTCTTCCCGTGCGCTTTCCACCGCCTGCAGATAAGTCCCATAAAAGGCACGCAGCCGCTTGTCCGAAAAACGGATGATATAACAGGTCTCCTGCAGATCTGATGTCTCATGGTACCAGTTCCCGGAATAGAACCAGTCCACTACTCCCTTGGCCAGATCTTTCATATCTTTGCAATCCTTCACCAGATCCATGAATGTCTTCTGCTCTTCCGGGGATCCGGCCAGGATCTGTTCACAGGCGTATCCAAACGCATCCTTTTCATATACCCTTCTGCCCTCTTCCGGGCCGATTCCTATGTACATGTTTTTCCTCCCTGGGTTCCAAAAATCTCACGAATCAGATGTTCCATATGTCGATCCAGGGTTTTCCTGAGTCGGTCTTCCGTTAATTCGAAAGAAAACGCTTCCTCTACAAGTCCCCTGATCTTCTCTTCTGCCTTTTCCTTCGCTAACCCGTCACGGATCAGATAATTACGGTAAGCCCGTGCAATGACTGCAAAGTCTGCACTGAGTTCCAAACGTCCTTCGAATACTACAGTCCCTTTTTCTGATTTGATCATTTACATTTTCCTCTCTTTCGATTACAATAAAGTTGAGTTATTATTGATGCGCCCGAGGTTGCCGCCTCGTTTAAGGGCGCATTTTTATTTTGCCAGGTCGAAGATCTGATCCAACTGGCTGGCGGTGAAGCACAGCTCATTCTCTTCTCCTGCCGTGGCCGTGACCCTGCCTGTCAACTGACATAACCTTGATATATACCCAAGGCCATCTCTTTTCATCTCTTCAACAGCCTTCTTCTGCCGATCAAGGTATTCCCGGAATTCCGCTTCATACATCAGCGTCGGTACTCTCTTCATCTTCCTCACCTCCTCTCACGCTGTCCTCATGTAACAGTACAGCACCAGGATCAGTAACGTCCCGGCCGCAAATACCGCACCGCCTGCCACCCCGACCAGAAGATCAAGCAACAGATTCCTCTGCTTTCGCTTGTGCCGGATCAGCTTCGCTGTGTTCTTCTTCTCCACGCTTGTCCCTCCCCTCTACCGCCTTAGGCGGTCTTCTTCTTTCGCACACAGTCCAGAACAAAAGCCGAAAACATACATAGTACGCTATCTACTTCCTCCTGTGTTTTCTGTATGTACGCACTGTCATCAAAGTGACAGGTACACTCTCCATGTTTCTGCGTTTCTACAATCAATCTGCATCCCTCCCTGGGGTTTAGTTAAACTTATGCGCTACGGATTGTCCGGGTTGCCGGTATTTTAGGAAATCAGCAGCGAAACACCATCGCACAATTTTTCTTACCGTGATGACGGTCTGATATTTGGAGAAGCCGTATACGGTGAGTTATATCAAGATACATCTATCCCCAAAAGATATTAAGCCTTATAGGTTTTCATCTTTGTTCCGCAGTACGGGCATTTTCTATTTCTTGGCATAATAAATGCATAACTTTCAATTATGCTCGTGCTGCACTTAGGGCAAGTTGATATTGTTTCCTTATCCGGACTTTCATCCATGTTTACAACTGTGATTATTAATTTTGTGCCTGCCAATATGAAGGCAAAAAGCGATAATAAAAAAGGAAACACATCCATACTCCATCACTCTCCTTCCTCTGTCATAAATTAGTAATCCAGTGACTTGCAGTTTGAAAATTCTTTCATGTTATGATAAAATTTTTTCACAATTACACGAAAGAAGGTTTTATCATGGGTAAACTTATTTCCGTAGAATCCTTTCCTCAGATTTCAATCGACTGTGGAGACTATGCTTTTTTAGAAGATCCAAAAAACAACACCATTTTTGTAATATCATCACTACTTCATGTCATGAGCACTAAACTTTTCATAGAATATATTCAGCCAACTATAATTGCTTTTTCTGAAAGCCGAAAGAATCCTATTTGTTATCGAGATTCCGGGCTGATAATTCTTTCTGCAAATCCTAATAAATGGAATCAACTCGCATACCAACTTGCACACGAAATGTGCCATCGTGTTATCTCCAACGAAGTGACCAAAAATCTTCGTTGGCTAGAGGAATCTATCTGCGAACTTTCTTCCTACTATTTTCTGCCACAGCTTTCAAAATACTGGCGTAGGAAAGGGATTATGTGGAAAAACCCAGCTACCAACAAGCCTTATTATCCAGAGTTTGAAAAATATGCTAAGAATGATCGTAAAAAAGCTACTATGATAGATTTACCTTCTTTCTCTGCTACACCTATTCCCGATGAATTACAGTCACTTATAGATGACTGCGAAATCAGAGAGAAAAATGCATATATCGCAAATTCACTATTGCCTATTTTTGATAGACGTCCAAATACTTGGCGCGCCATCCCTTTTTTGGGCGATCTTAAATCAAACGAGTCTCTTGAAACCTCTTTAAGAGAATGGATAACTCTCGCTCCAACAGAAGCTCGTGCTGGTCTCCAACGGATTGCACTTTTATTTGGTGTGCAAGTTCTTCTTTCTTAAGTTCTGGATTTAAACCATAATATGGAACAAATACAAAGCACCATTGTCCTAATGAACGATATTCTGATATGGCAAGGCTTAGTTTACCTGTTAAACTTAGCCGCGCCATATTGGATACAATTTCTTCAATTGTCATTCCGACTTCGCCTTCATCCCCGGGTTCTCCAGCCCAACACATCTTCTTCTATCCCTCCTCTCCGCTGTCTGAATTATCAATCTGGAATAAATACTCTAAAGTCATATCTGGGAAGTATTTGTCTCTTACCTTTACGCAGTCTGTATAACTCCATTCGGACTCTCCATTAAATCTTGAATGGACTGTTCGATAAGATACATTAAGCGTATCAGCGATATCACTTCGTGAGATTCCCTTTCTCTTCATTTCTGCTTCCAGATTTCTAAGATTTAGCATTTGCAACTTCATCCCTCCTTCCAATTGCGCAATTTCGCAATTCATAACTATACTATATTGCAATATTGCGCAATTGTCAACAATATTTTTGCAGAATTTTGCAATTTTATATTTACTTTTATTGTGCAATACTGTAATATCAAATCAAGGAGGGCACACCTATGGAACAACGAGCTGAAATACTTAGAAATTTAATGGAAGAAAAAGGAATGAAAGTATCTGATATTGTGAAGATTTCGGGTCTTCCATATTCAACTGTTAAAGCTATTTTGGAGCGCGGAGCAGAAAAAGCCGGCTATGTAAATGTTTGTAAGATCTGTAATGCATTGGGAATAAGTGCCGATGAATTAGAAAAAATGGTTTCCGACAAAACTTATACACTTAACACTATTGCTGCTCATTTTGACGGTGATGAATATACAGAAGAAGAACTTAATGAAATTCGCCAGTTTGCAGATTTTGTAAAAAAACGCAGAAGAGAGTCCTGATTATCGGACACACTTCTTGATATACTTGAGTGGGAGGTGGCACTATGAATAACTATGAGTGTCTCGAAGATGAAGCCTGCAAGGACGGTATAGAAATTGTTAATTGTAGATTTGACAGTCTGCGTATAAAGGGACTGTATTGTGATAAGACGATAGGTATTAACATAGATATTGACTCATCGAATGAAAAAGCATGTGTCCTGGCCGAAGAGCTGGGGCACCACCACACTACCGTGGGGAATATCTTAGACATGACCGACATCGGCAACCGGAAGCAAGAACGGCAGGCCAGACTATGGGGGTACAACAAGCTGATCGGTCTCTCCGGTCTGGTCAAGGCCTTCGAAGCAGGATGCCAGAATCGCTTTGAAGTAGCGGAATATCTGGATGTAACAGACGAGTATTTGTCTGAGTGTCTGGAGACATACCGGGATAAATACGGTGTTGGGGTTACTGTGGATGGCTACTACATCATGTTTATTCCGCACCTGGCAATAGGAAAAATGGTATAAGAAAGGTTTGTAGTTATGGGTTTTTGGGATTTATTTAGGAGTAACAAACCATCAAAAGACATGGTAAAAAACAATTTACGCGGGAAAGCATTAGAAAAGGAAGGAAACATAGACGCCGCAATAATATTATATGAGTACAACGTCGAGCACCGTTTTGATGGGAGCCATCCATATAAGCGCCTTGCTATTATTTATAGAAGACAAAAAGAATTTAGCAAAGAAATCGATGTGCTAAATAAAGCTCTTGATGTGTTTACAAATGATGTCTCGAAATCTAGACCAGATCGAGACAATAAAATAGAAGAATTCAATGATCGTCTCGTAAAAGCGATAGAATTATCAAAGGGGAAATCTCCTTCTTCTGATGCTCGTAAAACATCTGAAAAAGTAATATCTGAAAATCCCGGAACCAAAAATCGGAAGGATATCCCAGGCTCTGTGATCGATACCGAACAAAGGATTCAAGCGAGCGTGGAATATAGAAATAGAATATACAAAATGTATTACTCCGATTACCCAATAAAACCTTTTATATCCAAGGATCGCGAAAAAAACACAAATTGGATAGATCAAACGAAACTATTTCCTTCGCAGTCAATTGTCCCAAAGTCTATGATGACGCGGTTTTCAGATGGGCTACTCCCTGGTCACGTATACATGCTTTATTGGATAGACAAGATACATAGGAAAAGAATACCTGTCTACTTTGAATATGAGTTTGGAATTGATTTTAAAAAGGAAAAACTGTTCTTACAGGAAAATGGATATCTGGATAATGATAATCACGTAACTGAAAAAGGGCATCAAGCTATATCATCCCATTATGATGTTATTCAAAACAAGAAATAATCATTAAGTTATAACCGCCCAGGCGATTATATAGGTTTCTCAGTGTAAGGATACGAAAGGAAGAGAGGGATGTTTTGGATATTAAAGAATATCTAGAAAAACGAGTCGATGACCAAATCAATTGGTACGATCAAAAATCAAAAGATGCACAAAAATGGTATAAGCGCCTGCAAAAAGCTGAAATTATACTTGCATCACTTATACCGCTACTATCAGGTTATGTAGCTTCTCACAAATGTATAGCCTTCATTGTAGGTTTATTTGGTGCTGTTATTGCCGTAATTGAATCGATATCCAAATTGAATAAGTATCACGAAAATTGGATTCAATACCGCTCCACCTGCGAAATGTTAAGATATCAAAAGCATTTGTATCTTACTGGATCCGCCCCTTATAATAACCAAGATGAGACTATCGAAAATATTTTTGTCCGCAATATTGAAAACATAATTTCCTCTGAGAACAATCAGTGGAAAAATATCAATACAATTAGAGAAAATGCCAATGACAGCGAGGAAGCTAATTAACTCTCTGATATGTTCTTTCAAAAATATCTGGTTTGCATGGATACTGCTCTCCATCAACCCCAGTTATAATCCAATCTCCCGGAGAAGCTTTCATATCTCCTTCTAAAGTTGAAATTATAATTTCAACATCTGTCTGATAAGCTTCTACAATAACTGGTTTTTTTTGAAATTTTAATGTAACTTTACTCATAATAACACCTCGCAAAGAAAGGAGAATAAAATGAAACGTTATCATATTTTTATTAGTCACGCATGGCGCTACTCTTCCCACTACTACAAAGTAGTAGACTGGCTTAATGAAGCCCAAGAAGATGGGCTGCTTACCTGGAGTAATTATTCCGTTCCCGTACACGACCCTTTAGTAGATCCAAATTCGGCAGTTGGAAAGAAAAAATTACAAGGTGAAATAGATAATCAAATTGCCCCTGCCTCTATTGTTCTTGCCCTTTCTGGAATGTATGCGGCGCATAGTGATTGGATAGAATATGAAATCCTAAAATCGGTCGATTATGGAAAGTATATCGTCGGGGTAAAACCCTGGGGACAAGAGCGTACTCCTAAAATAGTATCTGATTATGCTGATATTATGATAGGATGGAATAAAAATTCTATAATAAATGCAGTTTTAAATTCCTAATACAATAATAACAAATCAAAGAAATATTAGCAACAGTATCGTCCCGGCGCTCTCTGGAGCCGCCGGGGTACACAATAATATATTTACCCAGGCAACTGGGAGGGACAGCTTTCCATTCGTTCCGGAGTCTTGCGGAAGGAGTGGTGCTTATGTACGTTACATATGATAACTTATTTACATTTGTACTAATGATTGTTGCAATCATCACTCTTGTAAAAAGTTTCAATGACAGACATAAGAAATAGCCGTCCCGCTCTCGGCAAAGTTTAGGACGACTATTTCAGTTTCTTAGATTATTGCCCGGGACGGATGGAGTGCACCCATCTATCCCAGTTGTCTTGTTAAGTATATTATAGCAAATATGCTTTAAAAGTCAACCGCCCTGGTGCTGCAACACCAAGGCGGAAGAATCACCCCGTAGGATGATGCAAAATAACTACCGTAAATATTGTATCATCTTCGGAACAGCTTCGCAAGCGGAACACACGTTCCAAGCTGGCTGTTATTTTTGTACCGTCGTCCCTGTACATGGGACGTGGATTGAAACGCATACAATGCATAAGGAGATGATATTATGTCGTATTGTATCTATCTACGAAAGTCCAGGAAAGACCTGGAGGCAGAACAAGCCGGGCAAGGCGAAACCCTGGCCCGCCATGAACGCACTCTTCTCTCCCTGGCCAGACAGCGGAATCTGATCATCGGAAACATTTACCGGGAAATTGTCTCAGGAGAATCGATCGCTGCCCGTCCGGTGATGCAGAAACTTCTGAAGGAGGTGGAATCCGGAATCTGGGACGGCGTTCTGGTCATGGAGATTGAACGTCTGGCCAGAGGAGACACGATTGACCAGGGGACCGTACAGCGCGCCTTCCAGTATTCCAACACTTACATAATCACACCGCAGAAGACCTATGATCCATCAAACGAGTTTGACGAAGAATATTTTGAGTTCGGGCTGTTCATGTCCAGACGTGAATACAAAACCATCAAGCGTCGGATGCAGGCCGGCCGTTACGCTGCAGCCAAAGAAGGAAAATGGCCGTTCAACGCTGCTCCATACGGATACAGACGGGTCAAGATTCAAAATGAAAAAGGATGGACCCTTGCCTTTGATGATTCAGAGGCATCTGTCGGCCGGATGATCTTCTCTATGTTTACGGGTGCTGATCGGAAGGGCATCACTATCATCCGCAGGTATCTCAATCAACATGGGATAAAGCCCAGAAAAGGGAATTTATGGACCGACAGTTCCATTCGTGGGATCTTGAGCAATCCGGCCTATGATGGGAAAGTGGCCATCGGCCGGCGCAAAGTGGTCCCTGCCATCGAAGATGGACTGCCTGTAAAAACGCGTCCCCGGGCAGATGATTATGCCATATATGAAGGGCGGCATCCATCTCTCATATCTCATGCAGTCTTTTCAGAAGCCCAGTCTTACCTCGGGCATGGGACCCCAAAACTGCCAGAATCATATGGCGTGAAAAATCCACTGGCCGGCATGATTATATGCAAAGAATGCGGAAAACGGATGCAGCGCCGCCCGGCCACAAGTCCAGACATAAAGAATGGCGCGAAATATGATATGCTGATCTGTAAGTCAGAGGACTGCCCTACTGTCGGGAGTCCGCTTGCACTGGTGGAACGAGAGTTGATTCGGGCCCTGCAGGACTGGGTAAAGGGATATGAGTTGACAGCGGAGCTCCCGGAAAGCCGGATCCCGGAACTGGAAGCACTGCTCTCCACCGCCAGGCAGGAGCACGAAACACTGGAAAAACAAAAAACCCGTCTGTACGACCTTCTGGAACAGGGGATCTATGATTCAGAAACCTTCCTGGAACGCTCCAGATCCCTCCAGGACCGCCTGGAAGAATCGCAGGCAGGAATCTTCCACCTGGAGCAGGAACTCGAATCAGAGCGTAAAATACAAGCCAATATAACAGGCTTCCTTCCAGCCTGCAAAGATCTCTTAAGCTGTTATTGGTCCCTGGACATTTCAGACCGGAATAAAGCGCTGAAGATACTGATTGATAGTGTGGAATACCGGAAGACTTCCCGGAATAAGAAGGGAGAGGCCGGAAAAGCCTCGTTTGAACTGACCATAAAGCCCCGAATCCCGCGTATCTAG